TATACGGCCTGCTCGACGACTCCGGCGAAACGATTGATGCACTGAAGGTCTATCGCGGCAAGATGCACGGCGCGACGATGGAACGTCCGATGCTGATTGCTCACGAGGCACAAGAGATTGCGCCTTACGCGGTGACAGGCGAGAAGGATGCGGTGAACGAAGACGGTACGCCAAAGTTTCAGCAGATGGATACGTCCTCGCTGGTACCGTTGCTCATTGCAGAAATCCAATCCCTCCGCAGTCGAGTCGCCGCACTGGAGGCCAAGTGAACACAGGCCTACTAGCCCTCTTTTGCCTGCTGCAAGCCGCTGACGTTTACACGACGCTGACGGTACTCAAGCAAGGCGGGCGGGAACTGAACCCCGTGCTGGCGAAACTCTTTGCCAAGTTCGACCCATTGACTGCCATGGTCAGTGTGAAACTCGTTGGGGTGTGGGCGTTGTGGTACGTCAATTCGTGGATGCTCACGCTCGCGGCGTGCTGCGTATATGCCTATGTCGTTAATCGCAATTACTGGGAAATCAAAAAATGATCGAATACAACTGGAACATTTCCCGCCTCGACTGCCTGCCGCAGTCTGAGCAGGGCGCGGATTACGTCATTGTGGCGCATTGGCAGTGCAATGGCTCCGAGGACAACTACAGCGGATCGGTCTACAGCACGGCCTCTTTCCAGCCGTCTGGCGAATCTTTCACGCCGTATGCCGATCTGACCAAAGACCAGGTGCTCGGTTGGATTTGGGCAAGCGGTGTAGACAAGGACTCCACAGAGGCAGCGGTCGCACAGCAGATCGAGAACCAGAAGAATCCGCCGATTGTGTATCCTCCGCTTCCGTGGGTGCAGTAATGCAAGAGATCGAGTTGAAGGTGGAACTTTCCGAAGCCGTTGCAATCGTCAATATGCTCGGCCAGTTGCCGACATCCTCCAACGCGCACGGCTTGTGGTTAAAATTGCGCGAACAGGTCGAGCCGCATCTGCCGAAAGATGACGCGCCGAAGCAGTAAGTCGAGCGGGGTGGTCTATGGCTAATCTTTTTGATTCCGCAAACTACCCCACGCGCGAGCCTGCCTCTTTGCAGGTCGGCGATCTGTGGGCGTGGAAGCGCACCGACCTTGTGACGGACTACCCGTCATCTGCTTACAGTCTGTCTTACGTGCTGCGCCGCGAGATTACCGGCGAGCGTATTGCGATTAGCACGACAGGATCGACAACGGCGTACACGGTCGAGGTGGTATCAAACACGACCGACGATTACGAGCCGGGACGGTATCACTGGGTGGCATACATCACCCGCACGTCGGACTCTGCCCGCGTCGAGGTGGATCGCGGAGTTTTCGACATTGCGCCCAATCGCAGCACGGATTCTGTCGATCCGCGCTCGTTTGCACAGATCGCGCTCGACAACATCGAGACCTATCTAAAAGACCCGACCAACATTGCCGCCGCGTCCTACTCCATTGCGGGTCGGTCGCTGTCGCGCTGGAATCGCGCCGATCTTTACGTCGAGCGCGAGCGGCTAAAGGGTGAGGTGGTGCGCGAGCAGCGAGCCGAGCAGATTCGCAAGGGTCTCGGCACCAATGCCACCATTCGCGTGAGGTTTTCGGCATGAGCATATTGGACATTTTCAAGCGCACGCCAAAGCCCTCTCGCAAGCGAGGATTCGAGGCCGCTAACACCGGCCGATTGTTTAGCGACTGGATGACCCAAACAAAGACCGCCGACAGCGACCTGCGCTACGCTCTACGAGCGATGCGCGCGCGCTCGCGCGACCTTTGCCAGAATAACGACTACGCGCGGCGGTATCTGAACCTAGTCTCGACTAACGTAGTCGGGCCGAAGGGGATCACGCTGCAAGTGCGTGCGCGGGAGTTAACCGGCGCGCTGGATCAGATTGCGAACCAGCAACTCGAGGCAGCATTCTACGCATGGGGTCAACCGGGCGTCTGCACGGTCGATGGTCGGCTGTCGTGGATTGACGCGCAGCGCGTGTTCATCGAATCGGTCGCGCGCGATGGCGAATGCTTTGTGCTCTTTGTGGAAGACAATGCAAACCCGTTCCGATTCCGGTTGCAGTTTATCGATCCCGATCTGATCGACCAGGACAAGAACGAGATTCTTGCCAACGGCGGGCAGATTCGCATGGGCATCGAGGTGGACGCTTCGGGCAGACCGATTGCTTACCACGTTCGCGTGCGTCCGCCCGATGACTACCAGATCGGCAGCACGAACCCGCGCACCGAGCGCATACCGGCTGACCGGATGATTCACGCATTCCGACCGGATCGTATCGGCCAGAATCGCGGCTCACCGTGGACGGCCACGGCGATGACGCGCCTCAAGATGCTGGGCGGATACGAAGAGGCGGAACTAGTCGCCGCGCGTATCTCGGCCAGCAAGATGGGATTTTTCGTCAGCGAAAGCGGCGATGAGTACCAAGGCGATGGCAATAACCCCGACGGCTCGCTGTCGATGGACGTGCAGCCTGGACAGTTCGCGCAGTTGCCCGCTGGCGTAGACTTCAAGTCTTATGACCCGCAGCACCCCAGCACGGCTTTCCGAGACTTCGAGAAGGCAATGCTGCGCGGTATCGCATCGGGCCTTGGTGTGTCCTATACGTCGCTGGCGAATGACCTTGAGGCGGTTTCGTACTCAAGCATTCGACAGGGCTTGCTCGAAGAGCGCGATCACTGGCGCATGGTGCAGAATTGGGTGATTGAGCACTTCTGTCAGCCGGTATATCTGCGCTGGCTGCGGCAGACGCTAGACGCTGGCGTGGTCAATCTGCCCGCAAGTAAGTTTGTAAAGTTTAGCGCAACCCAGTGGGTGCCGCGCGGCTGGCAGTGGGTAGACCCGCGCAATGAGGCCGAGGCGCAGATTGTCGCCATCAACAATGGACTGATGACCCGCACGCAGGCGCTGGCCGAGCGTGGGCTGGACATCGAGGACGTGATGCGCGAGCGTCAAGCAGAGGAAGAGATCATTTCCAGTTTTGGCGTGACATTGCCCGGCGGCACGTCACCCATTCCGCCCGAGGTGAACAATGGCGGCTAACTACGACATCGTTTGCGATCAAGGCGCAACCTTCACGCGCATTCTGACGTGGCAGGATTCATCGGCCAATCCGGTCAACTTGACGGGTTACACCGCGCGAATGCAAGTGCGTGCGACGGCTGACTCTTCGACCGTGCTGCTATCTCTGACTACAGAGAACAGCCGCATCACACTTGGCGGCGCTTCGGGCACGATCACGCTTTTGGTCTCTGCGACCGATACGGCTGCGGTGACTGCGGGCGAATACGTCTATGACCTTGAGGTGGTCTCTAGCGGCGGAACGGTAACGCGCCTTATCCAAGGATGTTTCACCGTTGACGCGGAGGTTACTCGGTGAGCACGAGACTGATCGTTAACGAAACAAATCAGAATTTGATCGTTAACGACTCATCAACGAACATGGTTGTTGATGAGCAATTAAACTCGGTGATCATCGAGGAAAGCGAGACCGAGGTGATCGTCCGCACCGGCTGGCCGGAAGCGGCCAAGAAGGGCGCGAACAGCGACATCACCTCGATGAACGGGCTGACTGGCGGTATCGCCACGCCCGACTATATCGACTTTGATACGACCGCAACACCAGCCAATGCAGTTGGCAGAGTTCGATGGGATGCAACCGACGGAAGTCTGCAACTCGGGCTGACTGGCGGCAATGCTATATCTGTAATTGGGCAAACAGTTCACGCATACGTTAAAAGCGCAGAATCGGTCACGATCAACAAGGGCCAGCCGGTATATCTTTACCGAGCGACCGGGAATCGTGCGAGCGTTAAGTTAGCGAGCAATCTTCAAGACGCGACATCTGCAACGACATTCGGCCTTGCGGCTGAAAGCATCGGCCCTAATCAAGCCGGGTTCATTGTTTGCCAGGGCGTTCTTGATGGGCTGAACACAGGCGCTTACAACGAGGGCGACATTCTGTACCTCGGCGCAAGTGCAGGAACCTTGACGGCGACGAAGCCGAAAGCGCCGAATCATATGGTTTATATTGGCGTGGTCGAGCGTGCTAACGCTGGCAACGGCCAAATTTACGTCAAGGTGCAAAACGGGTACGAACTGGATGAAATCCACGACGTACAGATCAACTCACCCGCCAATGGGCAGTTAATCATTTATGACGCATCGACCTCGCTCTGGAAAAATGCCAATCTTACTGCTGGCGCTGGCATCACGATTACGAACGGCGCGGGCACTATTACGATTGCTGCGCCGCAAGTTGGCACTGTAACGAGTGTTGCAACCGGCACAGGTCTAACAGGCGGGCCGATTACGGCCACAGGCACGATCAGCCTCGCCAATACTGCGGTGAGCGCCGGATCGTATGGCTCTTCAAGTTCAGTTGCGACCTTTACGGTCGATGCTCAAGGCCGACTGACTGCGGCGGCAAACAGCGCCATTTCGATTGCAAACACGGCGGTTTCTGGACTTGGCACGATGTCAACCCAGAATGCCAACAACGTTTCGATCAGCGGCGGCACGATCACGGGCGGCACTATTTCGGGCATTACCGACCTTGCCGTGACCGACGGCGGAACGGGCGCATCGAGCGCATCGGGCGCGCGGACTAACCTTCTGCCGACGTATGCCAGCAACGCGGGCAAGGTGCTCGCAGTCAACGTCGGCGGAACGGATGTTGAGTGGGTGCCCGCTGGCGGCGTTGGCTCGGTCACGAGCATTGACGTCAGCGGCGGCACGACCGGCCTTACAACGAGCGGAGGCCCGATTACAGGGGCTGGGACGATTACCCTATCCGGAACCCTTGCCGTCGCTAACGGCGGCACTGGGCAGACCTCCGCGCAGTCTGCGATGAATACGTTTGCCGGTGCCGTGACGAGCGGTCAGTATCTGCGCGGCAACGGCACGAATGTGGTGATGTCGGCTATCCAAGCCGGTGACGTACCGACCCTGAACCAGAATACGACCGGCACGGCGTCTAATGTCACCGGAACGGTAGCGATTGCGAACGGCGGCAGCGGACAGACCAGCGCGCAGGCTGCGATGAATGCGTTTGCTGGCGCTGTAACTAGCGGCCAGTATCTGCGAGGCAATGGCACCAATGTCGTGATGGCCGCGATACAGGCGGCAGACGTCCCGACTCTGAACCAAAACACCACCGGCACGGCTGCTAACGTAACCGGCACGGTGGCCGTGGCGAACGGTGGTACGGGCGCGACGACGGCGGGGGCTGCACTGACGAGCCTCGGCGCTGCGGCATCGACCATCACGATTTCGGCTGGCACTGGCTTGAGCGGCGGCGGCGATCTGACTGCGAATCGGTCGATTGCGCTCGCCAATACGACAGTAACGGCGGCATCGTATGGGTCAGCCTCGCAAGTCGGCACGTTCACGGTGGACGCGCAGGGCCGACTGACTGCCGCATCGAATACGAATATCGCAATCGCTAACACGGCGGTTTCGGGCCTCGGCACGATGTCCACGCAGAATGCGAGCGCCGTAGCGATTACGGGCGGCAGCATTGGCGCGGTGACATATAAGCCAGCCGCGAGTGCAACTCCGGCCAGCAACGGCGATATGGTTTTTGAGATTACCGACAACTCAACTCTGACCATCAAGGTGAAGGGCAGCGACGGCACGGTACGTGTAGTTGCACTCACCTTGACAACAAGCGCAGAATCGTTCTTGAGGTTGGAATAATGGCGGTCGATTTACAGCCGACAGAGGCGATGGCAGCAGAGGCCGAGCGCGGACTTGCTTGGCGTGAAGAGTTCGGGCGCGGCGGCACAGCCGTCGGTGTGGCTCGAGCGCGTGACATCAAGAATCGGACGAATCTCTCGCCCGAAACAGTCCGAAGGATGGTGAGTTACTTTGCAAGACACGAAGTCGATAAAGAGGCCGAAGGCTTCAGCCCCGGCGAAGAGGGCTACCCCTCGGCGGGCCGTATCGCGTGGGCACTCTGGGGTGGAGACCCCGGCCAAGCCTGGGCTAATCGCAAGAGCGAAGAACTGGATCGAGAAGATGAGGGCCGAAATATGGACACGATAGAAAAGCGCCATGTGATCGCTGTCGTCGAAGACGAAGCGACAGTGACGGTGACTTTTGCCAAGTCGCAGTACGACATGGACGAAAGCGAAGAGGCCGACGAAGAGATCGAGGCTTTCGAGGAAGCCGCCGAAGAAGCCGCAGAAGTTGTGGCAGAGGCAGCGCGCCCGAAGGATATCTACGGCCATGAGCCGGGCGATCCCGATTACGTTGGGCCTGGCAAGCGCAAGGGGCCAACAGATCGCGTGTTTCGCTCTGCGGTGTTCGAGCGCGTGGTCACAGATGACCGCCGCGCGACACTCGCGTTCTCAAGCGAAATGCCGGTGGATCGCGGCTGGGGCATGGAAGTGCTTGACCATTCGCCCGGTGCGATTAATACAGAATTTATCGGAAGTGGCCGCGCGCCGCTTTTGGTGGATCACGAGATGTCCGATCAGATCGGAGTCGTGGAGCAGATCAACCTCGGGGCTGACCGCGTGGCGCGGGCAGTCGTGCGCTTTGGGAAAAGCGCAAGGGCCGAGGAAATCTATCAAGACGTTAAAGACGGAATACGGTCGAACGTGTCTGTCGGCTACGTCATCAACGAGATGGTTTCAGATGGGAAGCAAGGTGATCGGGAGATTTACCGCGCAACCCGTTGGATGCCTCTTGAGATCAGCATTGTTTCAATTCCGGCAGATACCAGCGTCGGCGTTGGGCGTTCTTTGGAATCGCCCGCACCGGCTCCGGCTGCTGACCCTGTAATTTTTGTTAAGGAGACGAAAATGGAAGATATCAATATCGCCCGTGAGGGCGCTGCAAAGGCCGAGCGCGAGCGCGTTGCGGCTATTCTTGACCTTGCCAGCCGTCACGGCCAGCGCGAGTTTGGCGAGTCTGCCATTCGCGATGGCGCATCGATTGAGCAGTTTCGTGGTGCCCTGCTCGACAAGGTGGCCTCCAAGCCGCTGAACGTCGATATGGAAGTCGGCCTATCGGACAAGGAAGTTCGCGCTTTCTCGTTCGTGAAGGCGATTCGCGCTCTGGCGAACCCGCAGGATCGTGCCGCGCAGGAAGCCGCTCGTTTCGAGTTTGAGGTTTCCGAGGCTGCTGCGAAGAAGGAAGGCCGCACCTCGCGTGGTCTGCTCGTACCGGTGGACGTGCTCTACAAGCGCGATCTGACGACCTCGACCGCCACCGGCACGGCGAAGGCGGGTAACACCGTCGCCACCGATCTGCTGGCCGCTTCGTTCATCGACGTGCTGCGTAACAAGATGGTGCTGAACACCCTCGGCGCGCAGTTCCTCACGGGCTTGCAGGGCAACGTTGCCATTCCGCGTAAGACCGCCGCCTCTGCCGCCTACTGGGTTGCTGAGAACGTGGCCCCGACGGAGAGCACCAATGCTCCGGCGTTCGATCAAGTCACGATGTCGCCGAAGACCCTCGGTGCCTACGTGGACATCAGCCGTCGGCTCATGCTCCAGTCGTCGCTCGACATCGAGAACCTCGTCCGCAATGACCTGGCTACCTCGATTGCGGTGGCGATGGACGGTGCTGCTGTGGCTGGATCGGGCACCAACAAGCCGACCGGCGTGCTGAACACTTCGGGCATTGGCTCGGTGTCGCTCGGTACGAACGGCGGCGCGCCGACGTGGGCGATGGTGACGAACCTCGTTCGCGAAGTCGATATCGACAACGCGCTCACGGGCGCGGCGGCGTTCTTGACGAACGGCCAGGTTAAGGCGAAGTTGTCCAACACCTCGAAGCAGACTTCGGGCGTGGAAGGCAATTTCATCCTCGGCCCCGATGTCAACAACCTCTACGGCTACCCGATTGTCGTCAGCCAGCAGATGCCCTCGAACCTCACGAAGGGTTCGGGCAGCAACCTGTCGGCGATGATCTTCGGCGTGTGGAGCGAGTTGCTGATCGGCCAGTGGTCGGGCATCGACATCCTCGTTGACCAGTACACGGGCAGCAATGCCGGTACGGTTCGCGTGGTTGCGTTCCACGACTGCGACTTCGCGGTGCGTCACCCCGAGTCGTTCGCCGAGTGCAATGAGATCGTCACGACCTAATAGTGATTGATCTAGCCGCATACGAAGGGCGTCACCGGGGGCAGCGTTGTGCTGTCCTCGGTGGTGGCCCCGCTTTGGTGGATGACCTAAAAGCGGTGCGGCCTTTGCTACTGCGAGAGGGCGTGTTGGTTGGAGTGAACCAGCACGCTCTCTTGCTTAATTTGGATTACATCGTTTACCAAGACAAAGAACTGTGGCCGATATTGCAGGGCCACGCTCCGGTGATTTCGCACCACAAAGATGCGTGCGATATTTGGTCGGGCATCTGCCCAGACTTTGGATTCAGCGGCGGCACTGCCGTATGGATTGCCGAGTATCTTGGATTCGAGCAGATTTACATCTGCGGCTGCGACAACTACATGACGAGCCGCAGATATTGGCACAGCAAAAATGGCGATCTGCGCGTAGAGGATGGCGTGTCAAACATCCAAGCGTGGGTTAAGGTTCGTGATTACATGAAAGAACCCGAGAAGGTTCGGGTGGCGTCCGGTTGTCTAACAAAGGTGTTTCAAGGTTTATGAAAGTCGAAATGATCCGGTCAAGACTTTACAACGGTCAAACTCTTGAGCGCGGTCGTGTGGTAGATGTCGATGATGGCTTTGGGCGATGGCTTATTGGGCGGCAGATGGCCGTTCAGTATGTTCGTCAAGACTTTTTAACCGAAGTATTCTCACCGGAAAAGAAACGTGGACGCCCGCCAAAGAGAGATTGAGAAATACCGCGAGGTTTATAAGAAATACTCGCACTATGGCATGGCAGACGATCGGCTTTTTCCGGTGGTCTCTGTGCTGGATACGTTGTCGGGTTCTCTTCTCGATGTCAGTTGCGGGCGCGGCGAACTACTGACCGCAGCGCGCAAGATTGGATTCGATGCGGTCGGCACTGAGGCCGTGCCGGAGTTGTGCGGCGATGGTGTACACAACGCGGTCATCACTGCACTGCCGTTTAAGGATCAGTCATTCGATGTTGTCACGTGCATTGACGTGATCGAGCACGTTCTTGAGCCGGATATAATTCCCGGCTTGAAAGAACTTGAGCGAGTGTGCCGTGGAACGATAGTGATTGCTGCGGCGGACTATCCGACGTATTGGGACGGCGTGAATCTTCACCCGTCCGCGAGACCGTACCACGAGTGGGATCGACTCTTTAGGTCGGTGTTCTCTGGCGAGGTATCGCGGATCGGGCCAACCGCAACGAGCGAAATGTGGGCGGTGAGATATGGCGGTTTATAGCAGTTCAGATACCAGAGCGTTCTTTTCGGACGCAGCGACCGACCTTATCTACCGACGCGGCAAGACGCGGTTTAACGTGCGCGGCATTCTCGACTCGCCTTACCAGGCTGTCGCAGTAGCCGAGCCGGAGTTCGCATCGGAGCGCATTGCACTTACGATCCCGAGCGCATCACTGCCGAAAGACTCGGCAGAGGGCGACAAGATCATCAACGGGCAGGACATTTACACGGTGCGCGAGATACAGCCGGACGGCACTGGCGTGACCGTGCTGGTACTTGAGGCCACTACAGACTTGAGCGCGCCCGCGTGACTTTCGAGAGCGACTTCGACAGACGCTCGATGTTTACCGCAGCCGACTGGGGCGTGGCGGCAATCTACAAGAACAAGGGCGCACGGTTTAACATCGTCGGCATATTCGACAACGCTTATCAGATCGTCGATGTCGCGGAGGCAGGATTCAGCAGCAGCGTGCCGATCTTTACGATCCCCACGGTGGCGCTACCCTGCAAGCCTGCACTCGGCGATCTGCTTTTTATTGACTGTGACAAGTACATCGTTCGCAACTTCAAGGCAGATGGCACTGGTGTAACGGTGTTGACGCTTGAGGTGACGACCGGACTTGAGGCACCAGAGGAAAACAATCTGCTGCTGCAAGACGGCACGAATATGCTGCAAGAGAACGGCGGCTTTATCCTACTTGAGACGGGCAACCCATAATGGCGCACGCACGCAAAACGATCAGAGATAGCATCGTCACGATTCTGACGAATGCGGCAGTAGCCGACACGGTGAGTAAGTCGCGTGTCTATCCGATCCCAGCCGATACGGTTTCGATGGCGCTGGTATACACCAACACCGAAACTGTCGCGCAGACGACGCTGACGTATCCCAGAAAGTTCGACCGAGAACTGACTGTCGTCATCGAGTGCGTGGCGCGAGATGCGGACTATTTGGACGACCGGCTCGACAGACTGTGCGAAAGCGTAGAGAACGCCATCGGTGCGGACAATACGCTCGGCGCAGTGGTTAAGGATTGCGTGTTAATCGACACGCAGATATCGCTCGACTTTAGCGGGGATGCCCCGATTGGGTCGGCACGGATGCAGTTTCGGGTTGTGTACCGCACGGCAGAAACCGACGCGGGCACTATTATTAGTTAGGAGGAGTTATGGCAAATCATCATGGTTCAGAGGGAGTGGTCAAGATCGGCGCAAACACTGTGGCCGAAGTGACCGGATTTTCATTCACGGCGACAGCAGAATATGCCGAGGACACCACGCTCTCGGATACTGCTAAGACGTACAACACGACCGCAATCACGTCGTGGAACGGTAGCGTTACGGCGTTTTGGGATGAGACGGATACCAACGGCCAGGTTGCTTTTGCTCCAGGCTCAAATATCGCGTTGAACTTGTATCCAGAGGGGGCAGTAAATCCAGATGTTTATTATTACGGCAACGTGTTGGTGACAGAAATCACGCGCAATGTGCAGCGTGGCGCGATCACCGAAATTACTTTCAATTTCATCGGAAACGGTGTTTTGAACACGGGGACTGCTTCTTAATAGCGAGGATTTATGAACTGGAAAGAGCAGGCAAAATCACAGTTTGCCGACCGGCGCACGCCGGAGACTCTGATTCCAATCGTGGTTCCAGAGTGGAACACCACGATTTACTACTGGCCCGATATGACCTTAGCCGAGCGACGGGAAATCTTCCTGCTCGCAAAGCAACAAGGCGATGCCACGGTGCTCGATCTTGAGGCAATGGCGACGACGCTTATTGTCCGAGCGCGAGATGTCGAGGGGCGGCGGGTGTTTAGCAAGGCCGAGCGTATCGAACTGCTGAACAACTACGACCCCGAGGTGATCGCCAAGATCGTTTCTGCGATGAACGACACGCCACAAAGCGTGGAGGATGCCGAAAAAAAATGATGGAGGACGGACAACTTAGGGCGGTGTATGCCCTTTCCCTCCGGTTGTCCGTCCTTCCAGAACAGATTTTCAGCATGACAGAGGCAGACTTTTATCACCTACTCGCCGCTTGCAAGATGGAAGCGGACGACCAGGAGCGAGCATGGCGCAAGCACAGGTAACAATCACCGCAGTTGATCGCACACAGGCGGCGATCAATTCGGCGATGCGAAGCATGAAGACGCTTGAGCGTACCGCGAAGGTGACGGCGAAGGCGGTAAACCTTGCGTTTGGGCTCTTGACTGGTTCGATCCTCGTTAGTGCATTCGGCAAGATTACCGAGGCTGCGAAGAAAACAGAGGAAGGGCAGCGCGCGCTTGACAATTTTAGCAAGGCGCTAAAAGACCCGGCTCTGGTCGCTGCTGCAAATTCATTTACCACGACGCTGATAAATGGATTTACAGAGGTGATTAAATTCGCGGCAGATGCAGCACGCGCAGTGACTCAAGTTGGCCGTGACTTGGGGTTACTTAATCAGCCGGTAGATCCGTCACAACTTGGCAAGGGTGAGGGCGGACGGCGTGGTCGTGCTCCGCAGCCGTCCGAACTCAACAAGATGGAAAACCAGTGGAAGGTTCGTCAGCAGATGGCGAAGATCACTGCGGATCAAGAAGCAAAAACCGCAGAGGCTGCTAAAAAGTTAGCGGCAGAGATCACTCGTCTGAATGAAATGACGATGACATCTAGTGAAAAAACCATTGCTGGTTTTGTAGAGTTTCAAAAAGCGATTGATCGGCTATTGCGCTCTGGCGTTATCAATCAAGAAACCGCGACAGCGCGGATGATGGAAAAAATAGATGAGATTCTTCCAGAAATAGAAGTCACTGGGAAACGCGAAATCATACCGGGCGCGCAAGAAAAACTAACGCAACTTACAGTATTCGCCGAAGAAGCAGCACGACAAATGCAGCAATCTTTCGCGGCTTTCTTGTTTGATCCGTTCCAAGACGGACTGCGCGGGATGCTTCGAGGCTTTGTCGATATGATTCGGCAGATGCTCGCGCAGATCATATCGCAGCAACTTCTGGTCGCCTTCTTCGGTATGTTTACAGGCGGGACTGGGTTTCTTGCTAACTTCTCAAAGGCTGCAATTAGTTCGATTCAAGGCCGCGCGTCCGGTGGTTCAGTATCCGCTGGCCGTCCATACATCGTCGGCGAGCGTGGCCCAGAGTTGTTCGTGCCCGGCTCATCGGGTGGCATCGTGCCGAATGGCGCAATGATGGGCGGAATGACGGTCGCTCCGGTGTACAATATCGACGCACGAGGCGCGACGGCCGATCTGCAATCGGCACTGCCGGGCATCCTGCAAGAGAATAACCGCCGCATCTTTGAAGAATTAGACAGGCGCTATGGGGTGGGACGATGACCGACTACGTATTGCCTCCCGATCTGGTCGCATCGGATGTCGAATGGTCGCTGATCGACAACACGGCGGTATTTTCCTCGGCCCTCTCCGGCTCCACGCGGACGTACTCACGGCCCGGTAATCGCTGGTCGTGTCGGCTGATCTTCCGCGCGCCCTCTGCCGCCAAGCGTCGGCGGCTGCTGTCGCTCATTGCCGCGCTGCGCGGTCGAGCCAACCGGCTGCACCTCGCCGACCCGGCTGGCGCGTTTGCGGGATCATTCAGCAACGCCGAATTGCTGACCAACAATGCCGCCGTGACTAACACGACCGGCTGGGCTTCAAGCGATGCTGAGTTGGCGCTGTCGGCCGACTCGCACTTCGGGCTGCGGCTTACCCGCACAGGCGTGACTGCTGACCGCTACGCCTACCAGTCAGCCCTCACTACCGTAACCTCCGCTCCGTATGCCGTCCGCTTCGTGCTCGGCGCTGGCAAGGGCAACGTGCGCGCGGCGGCTATGGCTGGCACGTCGCAGGGCGCATCTGGGCTGCTCTCTGGCACTACCCGCACCGATGCGGGCAAGTACGTCGAAACCTTTACAGCGTCCGGCACATCGTCTCATGTTTCGTTTTACGACTACATTTCGGGACGCGCGGCCAACGACTTCCAGTTTCTGACCTATGCCTCGGTTGCTCGCTGCGGGTTAGTCAACGGGGCTAGTCAAGTAGGCGGTGCTCTGAACATCGACGGCCTGCCGACCTCTACCAATGGGCTGGCGCTGGCGGGCGATTGGGTTGAGATCAACGGCGAACTCAAGCGGCTGACGGCCGACCTTAACTCGAACGGCTCGGGACAGGGCTACCTCATGTTCGAGCCGACGCTGCGAACCTCACCGGCTGACAATACTCCGGTGATTTTCCGCAACCCGATGGGGCGGTTTATGCTTGCCGAAGATCGGGTGTCGTGGGCGACTCGCCCAGGCATTATCAGCGATGTTGAGATGTCACTGATCGAGGACATTGCGTGAGCAGAATAGTTAGCGGCGACAATGCCGCAGAGGCCGATAAGCCATCGGTCTACATGGTGGTGCTCGCCGAGTTGGACTTTGCTTCCGGCGTTGTTCGCGTCCATGACGGCGTTGGTGAGTTGACCTTTGCCGGGCTGCTCCGCATGGAAGACGGCGACAATCTGCAAACAGAAGTACCCGAGAACATCTCCCTTGAGGCCGCAGCCGAAACCTTCTACGGCGTGGGCAAGTTTGGCGGAATCGACATCGTAGACGAAAGCATCGAGGTTATCGCTAGATCAATAACCTTGACGCTTTCCGGCGTCGATTCGTCTTTGGTCTCAACGACCATGACAGAGAACTACCAGAATCGCTCGGTGGTTATTTATCTCGGCTTCCTTAATCAAACCGACGGGACATTCATCGACACGCCAGAGGTTGTCTGGGAAGGTCGCATGAATCAAATGTCCTTGAATCTTGCAAAGGGCGTTGCAGATATCAAACTGACTTGCGAATACCGACTGCGCCGCGAGCCTCGCATCGGAAGATTCACCGACGAAGATCAGAAGATATTTTTCCCGAACGATCAATTTTTCGATCTTGTCTATGCGATTCCCGGCTTTATTTCCCAATGGGGAAATCGTGACGCATCCTATGGTGGCGGCGGCTTGCCTGGCACTGACGGCAGCGGTCGCGGTACTGGCGGACAACCGGCGAAAAAATGAAGCGCGCAGACTGGCTCGATAAAATGTGGGAAACCATCGAGGCGCACGAGGGCCGCGCGTTTGCGTGGGGCGTGGATGACTGCTGTCTTTTTGCCGCGCGTGTTTACGATGCGATGCACGACACGCACCACGCCGAAGCACTGGCCGCGCGCTACCACGACGAGGCCAGCGCGCTGGCGTACATCGAGGCGCAGGGCGGAATCGGCCCGGCTGTCTGCGAGTATCTCGGAGAGATGCGGCGCACCCGGCCGATGCGTGGTGATGTCGTGCTGATAGAGAACGCAGGGCGTGAGATGCTCGGCATCTGCACAGGGCGCGCGGTTGCGGCACTTGGGCCGGATGGCCCGGTGACATTGCCGAAGGCTTCGGTTATGGGGGTCTGGTAATGCCTCAAGCAATATTCGTTGTCGCTGGACAGATTGCAGGCGCAGTCGCTTATGCAACCGGATCGGCCATAGCGGGATACGTTACTGGGTCTTTTTTTGCGGTCGCCAGCATTGGCGGCAGTATGTACGCGCTCAAAAAGGTAACGCAGTCTCTAATCAAACTTCCTAGAATTCCAAAGCCGCAAAACGATGTCGAGTATTCTGGCAACATCGAGCCTCGAAGAATCGTATACGGCGAGATGCTTGTCTCTGGAATGAACGTGATTCCGCCGCTGACCTCTGGCACGAATAACGAATACTTGCATCAAGTCTTGGCGCTGTCCGGTCACGAACTCAACAGCATCGGCCAAATCTATTTCAATCGCACGGCCATCGGCACCATCACGGCCATCACTGGATCGGATGACGATGGCAAGGTGACAAGCGGCGCGTGGAGCAATAAAGCATGGGTGCGCGCGTATCGCGGAACCAATGAGCAGACGGCCGACTACAAACTAAATACAGCATTCACCGAGTGGACTTCGGGCCACCGTGGACGCGAGGTTGGATATCTCGCGCTGACGTACCAATTCGACGAGACGGTTTACAAGACCGGCAAGCCGGAAGTAACCGCGCTGGTCGAAGGCAAGCGAGTCTATGACCCGCGTCTGGACTCCACGCAGCCGGGCGGCGTTGGCTCGCAGCGGCTCGATGATCCGTCCACGTTTACCTATTCGTCTAACCCTGCCCTCTGCCTTGCCGACTATCTGATTTCTACACGGCTCGGGCTTGGCGAGGATACCGACCGCATCGACTGGGTGCTGGTCGCTGACGCTGCGGACATCTGCGATGAACTCGTGAATATTCCCGGCCCGGCTACGCAGAAACGATATACGTGCAATGTGGTGCTACTCGCTACAGACTCGTTCGAGGACAACATCACCAAGTTGGTCGATGCAATGGCTGGCGTGTGCTACTACTCGGGCGGTCAGTGGCGAATGTTCGCGGGCGCGTGGCAGTCGTCGTCATTCTCACTTGACGAATCCGATCTGATTGACAGCGGGATAAACGTCACAACGGCACTACCTTATAACAACCGTTACAACAGCGTGCGCGGATCATTTGTGAATGCCGACAAGAACTGGCAGCAGATGGAGTTTCAGCCGGTTATCAATACATCCTATGTGACCGCCGACGGCGAGCAGACGTGGCTGGATGTTGACTTCGCAGCCTGCACCAACGAGTACGAAGCGCAGCGTCATGCGATCCTGCTGTCGCGCCGTGGGCGGAATGCCACGATTGCAACGATCCGCGCGGGAATGTCGGCCTACAAGATTCGTCCGTTCGATGTCGGCCAGATCACGATTGCTGAACTCGGTTGGACTAACAAGTATGTCCGCTGCGAATCGTGGCAGTTCAACCCGGCTGGATTCGTCGAGTTGGTCGTGCGCGAGGAAGACTCGAGCGACTGGAGCGATCCGCTCGTGGGCGATTACGAAACCCCGACATCGGTTAGCACTCCGGTGCCATCAACCTATATCCCTGCACCGCCGACTGGGCTTACAGCCAAGAACCTAGCAAGCGGCTTCAATCTTTCGTGGACGGCACCGGCTGTACTTCCGACCGGCTCGGTTTATGAAGTTTACGAGCACACCTCGGTTACTCCATTCTCATCGGCTGTCCGCATCTGGTCGGGCGTGGCAACGTCGGTATTCATCCCGAAAAACGACACGACAACCCGGTACTACTGGGTGCGCGTGCGGACGGATGCGGGCAACACCTCGACCACCGAGCCAGCCACCAATGGCGTAGCGGCTGCGGCCGACTCTATTCCCGGTTCGCTGACCGCTACCGTGGCCCCGTCATCTGTCAGCAAGACAGACACCGGAGCAACCATTGTGACGGCCTCTGTAACTGTCACGGCTGCGGGTGGCACTGCGCCCTATACCTACTCATGGGTTCGCACTAGCGGATCCACGTCGATCACGGCGACATCCTCAACGGCTGCAACCACCACGTTCACAGGCTCAAGTCTTGCGAGCGGCTCAACCTATAGCGCGGTCTTTACTTGCACCGTGACCGATTCGGCAGC